TGTTGTGTCTCTTCTGACACCACATAAGTAAATTTTATCTTCCCAATTTACCAAACGACCATCTTCAAGACCAACAAATTCCCAAAGTTCTTGATCTGGAAATTTGGAAGTATCTATTTTTGAATAGTATTCTACATTTAAATCATCATCTAGTTGTGCAATATAATTCCAAGTTCTAAGATGCATATCATCTTCAGGGTGAACATATGTTAAGGGACCCCAGATATGCTCAAACCTATCCAATTCCGAATGATATAAAGTATAATTAACATTTCTAATATTAACTATTATTTTTTCATTTAAAATTAAAATAGAAGGATTATTTAAAGAAGGACCAGTAAAATCCTTTGAATCAAATATTAAAGGTTTTATTATTCCACCATTTTCTAGTGCGAGTTTAACAAAATTATTCATAAACTATCAAAATAAATATGAAATATATGACTATTTAACATAGATAAAATGAGTGAATTTTTAAGAAAGGGTTGGTATTATATACCAGATATAATTACAAAAGAAGACGCATTGCAAGTCAAATATAAAAATTTAATGGGCGCGATACAAGATTTAGGAGGATTAAAAACTCACTTTGACCCAGAAAGAGGAAATGTATTAACTTGTTATGCACCACCTGCTTGTGCTTTTGTTATGAAAAGAATTCAACCAACATTAGAACAATTAGTTGGTGAAGAACTTATACCATCATACTGGTTTTCTACAACATATCACAATAAAGGATGGATGAATTGCCATACCGACCGTCCTTCCTGTGAAATATCAGTCACAATGAATATCTGTGGTGATGCTGCTTGGCCAATTAAACTTAAAGATTTAGAAGGCAACAAACAATCAGTTGTAACTCCTGTTGGTTGTGGTCTTGCTTATCTTGGAATGACCGTTCCTCATTGGAGAAGTCCTATGAGGACTCACAAGAATGATAGATTTATGCAACTCTTTCTGCACTTTGTAAGAAAAAATGGTCCTTGTGCTGAGTATGCGTATGATAAAAATCAAAAATGTTATGAGTTACTTAATGGATCTTGAATCATAGAAATAGATCTAACCTCATCAAATCTATTATAAAGTTCTTGAATTTTTGTATGATTTTGAAGTTCAGTTGGAAGAGTTGGAAACCCTGTTGGGAATGTACTTGAGTTTGGCAAATCTCTCAAAGTTTGTCTCCAGGTTTTAAATTCTACTGAAAGAGATTCTTGTTCTAATGATTTAATCGCAATCCAATCAGTAATTTCAAGTATTCTATCACGAAGATCTCTTAAGATATTATATCTTTTTTCTTGCTGACGATTATCAAATTCTTGAATTTCAGTATCCCATTCCTGTTGGGTGATAATCTTAAGACCCTCACCTTCAGTTTCTTGAATAATATAAGTTTCTCTATATACAACATCATAAACAGTTTCTATTCTTGTTTCTTCGGTTGTTTCTAAACCAGGACGATTAGGAACTTCAACTTGTCTTTCTGTAAAACTTACTACTGTGATATTTGGATTGTTTTGATATTCGATTAGATGCTCTTGAGAAACTGTGACCTCATATTCAAAATACTCAGGAATAGTGGATAAACAATATTGTATATTATCTTCAGTAAATAAATTATACTTAACCTCCAACCCCTTAATATTGGGCATCATTAAACCATAAGGTGTATCTGTTGCCCATCCACCAGTATCACGATTAATCCAATAGTGCTTAAGAAGTTGAGACATCTTTAATAAACCTCTATATTGTATTTATCGGCAATCTCTTTATCTATTTCATCTTTTGTTTTAAATCCTTTGACTCTCATCCACGTCACAAGAGTATAACGATTTCCAGAAATCACAGGTTCTACCATATGCGTAAACCACCTTGAAGATGGAAAGCAAACAAGAAGACCTGGTTCTGGTTTAATTTTAATTCTTAAATCTGGAAAAGAAAAATATCCACCTTCAAAATCATCATTTAGAAAAAGAACAGTAGATACATCACGGTCTATTGTCTTCTTCCAAACCTGAGTTCCGTCTGGATTTGTCCATAAACCTTCGGCATCATTGTGAGGTTTATAGTGCCCTCCTGGTTCATAGCAAAGTAGTTGTGGTTCTTCACTATCTCTCACTTCAAATCCATAAAAAGGATTGATTACATTTTTTACCACATTATCAAGTAACTCTTTGACTTGTGGAAAAACTGGAAGTAAATCAGCACACTTTACATTTCTTGCTGATAAATCAATTTTTGATTGTCTCTCTCTGGTCTTATCACTATTTTCAGCATCAAAAACGGACATTTGTTCTTTATGAGATTTTCTCATATAATCCGTTAAAAACTTCAACCCTTCTGGTGTAACGACTTTAGGTTGAATCAAAACATTCGCAAGAATATCATTCATAGTAGAATACTGTAGATGTTTTTATTTAGTTTGAGTTTGAGACTGCTGCTAGTTGTCTTTTTCCTGATAAGGGCAATTCATTTCCAGGGTTACTCACATTTTCATTAGAAAAATCAAGTCTTGTGATTGTACAAATAATAGGTGGCGAATCACCACCACCAAAGTAACCATAAAAAGCACTCGAAGTTCCTGCCGCACCATATCTTGATGTAGGTAAATTTTTTCCAGGATTACTTACAGTTTCATTGGAAAAATCAAGTCTTGTGATTGTGCAAATAAAAGATGGAGTAAGTCCACCCCCAAAATATCCATAAGAATTACTTTCGGTTGCTGCTAAAGAACTTATTGTTGTGGGTAAATTTTTTCCAGGAAGACTTACAGTTTCATTCGAAAAATCAAGTCTTGAAATTGTGTTAATAAAAGGAGGTGAAAACCCTCCTGCAAAATAACCATAAGAATTATTTGAGGTTGCTGCTAAAGAACTTATTGTTGTGGGTAAATTTTTTCCAGGATTACTCACATTTTCGGTTGAAAAATCAAGTCTTGTGATTGTACAAATTCTAGCAATTCCTGGAGTATATCCTCCACCAAAGTATCCATAAGAATTATTTGAAACTGCAATAGATGCAAATCTTATAGATGGTAAATTTTTTCCAGGAAGACTTACAGTTTCATTCGAAAAATCAAGTCTTGATATTATGCAATAAATGACGGGTGTTGCTGGTGCAAATCCACCACCAAAATATCCGTAAGAACTAATTGAAGTTGCTGCTAGTTGATGATTTTGTGCAGGTAAATTTTTTCCAGGATTACTTAATGTTTCATTAGAGAAATCAAGTCTTGAGATTAAATCTTGTACTGCACCGGTAGTACCACCAGCAAAATATCCATAAGTCTTATAACTTGTTCTAAAAGATGACCCACTATTTGCAACTGCAGAACCTGATCTACTTTGATTTAACAACGTTGCAGTTAAAGTATCTATAGTTTCATTTGCAAAATCAAGTCGTTGTATAGTATTGATAATACCACTACCTCCAGGAGTTCCACCACCACCAAAATAACCATAAGCACCATTTAAAGAACTGGTTGCTGGAGAACTTGAAAATGCAAGTGGGCCCCTTCTTACTGAAGGTAAATTTTTTCCAGGAGCACTTACAGTTTCATTTGAAAAATCAAGTCTTGATATTGTACAAACACCAGTTCCACCACCAAAATATCCATAAGATATATTTGATACTGCAGAATGGTCACCAACTCCAGCAGGCAAATTTCTTGTGGGAAGATTTAAAGTTCCGTTGGAAAAATCAAGTCTTGTGATTGTACTTACAAGAGTTGGAGTATATCCACCACCAAAATATCCATAAAGATTACTTGATGCTCCCGCAAACCTTGCTCTACTTGGGGAAAAATTAGTGCCTGGGTTACTTACCGTCTCACTGGAGAATTCAAGTCTTGATATAATAGATGCTAGACCGGGAGCATATCCTCCACCAAAAAATCCATAAAGACTATTTGATGTTGCTGCTTGAGATGCCCTTGAGACAGCAGTAAAATTTTTCCCAGGAAGACTTAATGTTTCATTTGAAAAATCAATTCTCACTAAAGTATTTAAATATCCACCACCAAAATAACCATAAAAATTGTTTGAGACTGCTGCTATTTGAACTCTTGCTACTGGAAGATTTTTTCCCGGTTCACCTGTTGTATTGGTTGCAAGATCTAATCTCGTAATCGTACTTGACTGAGTAGGAGCATTGACCGTAGTGCCACCAACAAAATAACCATAAGTAGGATATTCTGGCCAATTTGATAAATTTCTTTGCTCTACGTTTAAAGACTGTCTATCATAAACAGAATTTAATCCAAAAACATCTCCTACAAAAGGCATTTGATTTCTACTCTATCTTAAGGTCTGGATTAAATAACGATTGAGGAATTTGTTTTTGTTCTTGTTCTTCAACACCACGAAGAAGTTGTTGATCCATACCAGTAATCTCCTCAATACCAGAAGCAACTGCCTGCTGAAGACTATTCAGGAAATCCATAGGATTATTAGGGTCACCAAAAGTTCCTTTGGTACGATTGACATCATCCGTAAGAACCGTAGGAGCACTTGCTCTTCTCATTGAACGAATGTTACCAGCATTGACCCCAGTTCTTGCGGCAAGTAAATCATCAAGTGATTGATTCGCAAGTCTGCGTTCCCAGTAGTTTGGTTGGTCTTCATTATATTGTTCTCTGGTAATTAACTTACCACCATTCAGTTCAACCAAACGATTAATGAGTTTATCAAAGCACTCCAGTTCTTCTACACAAGCTTTGAACCCACGATTCAAACCCTCAAGCATACGATGAAAATGAAACTCATCAATATCATACCAAGATAATTCTTCACCACCTTGTCTTGTTTTCCACCAAATTGGTTGTGTCTTATCTTTTCCGTCCCACTTATAATGAAATTCTCTTGCTGCTCTTTTTGCATCAATGACTTGCTGTAGAAGACCTTCTGCTACACTTCTACGATTGACAAGTGCTGCCTTAAATGCTGATGGGATTGTGAAATTATCGTGAATGATAAACTTTTCAATCTGAAAATCTGAACGACCTTGTGCGAGTTCAGTTTCACTTTGTTCCCAACGAGTTGCCTCTTGAAGAACCTTAAGCATAAACTCATTGTCATCACCTAAAACTTCTTTAGATGTCGCAAGTGCAATTGCTTCATAATTGTTAGACATACTTATCCAATTAAACTAATAGTGTTGTTTGTATTTATCAAGAAAATCTCTGCGTTACTGCAAGAGACAATCTTTTATCAGCAACTTCTTTACCCCACTTTTTACAGAAGTGTAAGTATAACTGCTCTGTTCTTTTATCTTTCTCTTCTTTTGTTTCGTGCTCTAACGTTCTATGAGAAAAATGAAGA